CTACCTATGCGATACAATTTACGAGTCTCTTCCTCAGTAAAATCTAATTCTTTGTAGTTATAATCGTAATTAAACTCTTTCATTACCATTTACCTACTATACCATTTTTCCTACCAAAAGTAACTGATGATTTAACACCAATCAAATCATCTTTAGTCCATACACATGTTGCACCACATGAAGATATTCCTATCATGTAGTGATAATCTTTGGCAATAGTTACAGCACCATAATTATTTTTTGATTTACTATTTGTCCTTACACTAATGTAAGGTGACCCTGATTTATTTTTCTGTGTGGTTGACTTAACGGATACTAATTTACATTCCATGCCTTTATTAATATAAAAATCATGGTCACCTCCTGTATCAGGATTATCTGGCACACCAATTTGCCAACCATCATTAATAAAGATTCCCTTTGCTGCATTAATAGATGAATCTACTTGCTGATATCTTTCTGTTGTCCAATGCCATTTTTCTATTGGATTAAAGTTTTTACTCTTAGTGCCTTTTGCGGTCATTTGAATTCACACCTCATCATAATTTCAGTTAGGAATGCCACCATGTTAATCTCTTGGTCAACTACAAATGCACTTTTGTATTGATACTCAGCGATGATTAACACTGCTTCGGGTATAGATTTACCCTCTAGTGTATTGTATACATTATCATATATTTTTCTCATGATGTCAATGGGGTCATTGTCCATATTTTGTGACACCCACTTTTTCATGTTGGTAAACTCTTTCTTTTTCAAGTAAGTGTTAAGGCTAGCAATGTGTATATCGTTACTATTCCCAAGAATCCCAGTATCAATTCTCCCACTAGAGGAGTATCTTTGTAATTCATTAAGTGTCCTCCTAAAATCAGGATAATACTTTTGGACTACAGCAGCGACAACTTTATCTTCATACTTTATTTTTTCAAGGTCAAGGATATCTTTGATACGAGTAAAGAAAGTCCTTGCAATCTGTGGTTTTTCTGCTGACGGTGTCTGAAAATCAATAACAGAGCACCTACTATGTAGAGGTGCAATGATTTTATTCTTGTAGTTACATGTGAAAATAAATCTACAATTCTTTTGAAATTCTTCTACCAAAGCACGAAGCAATAACTGCACATCAGGTGTAGTATTGTCCGCTTCATCAATAAGAATTACTTTATGTTTTGCTTTTGAAGTTAGAGATACGGTAGATGCATATACCTTACAAGTATTACGGACTGTCTCTAGAAATCTACCCTCATCTGACCCATTAATGACCAGAATATCTGTCTCTAATTCATTACATAACGCTTTAGCTACGGTTGTCTTACCAACTCCTGCACCTCCACTCAAAAGTAGGTTAGGAATCTCTCCTTGTTTAAGGAATCCTTCAAATACTTTCTTAGTAGAGTCAGGTAAAATACATTCTTTAATAGTCTTTGGACGATACTGCTCTACCCAAAGAAATAATTTATCTGACATCGTAGTTTGAGTTAATAATAATGCGATTGTGGTGCTCACAGGGAGAATGTCCGTTGTGGACAATGTCTCCATCAAATACTACCACACGATTTGCTCTGGGTGCAACCTCTCTGTCTCCAATAATGGTATTACCATCACTGTTATTGAGATAATATACAGCAGAGTAATGAGGAATCTCCATATCTGTATGCTCTTTATGAGGTATACAATATGGATGATATAATGTCATGTCTAGTCTTGCCCTTAAGATTTTAGGAGAATCTAAATGGTCTTTAATCTGAAATAGACATGGCATAATTAAAGATACCAGAGGACTAGGAGGGACATGGTGGTTTGAATCTACTAACAAAGAAGAGAAACCCTCATGCCCTAAGTCATTACCAGTATCAGAGGTTATGTTGGGACAATAATGCCACATCATCGACCCACTAGAGACAAAATTTAATATCTCTTCGTGGTATGATGCGGTTAGAAAATCATCAATAACTTCTATCAAGGCTCGAGAGCAATATAGTAGTTAAGAGATGAGTAATTCAGTGAATTAAAGTTTGCAATATTTTTATTACTGATACAAACGTGATACGTGCCTTCAATCAGTTTAAGATTCTCAACCTTGAAGCAGTAACAGAAGTTACGACGTGATGCATCTGCTTTACCAGGGTCTTCAAAAACAACTTTACGCAATGGTAGAGAGAATACATTAGATGTATCATTCTTTTTATCTTTAACACAAATACTATACTCACCTTCATGTCCATAGATGCATAAATCTTCTACACCATAGACTCTTGCTGCTTGGAATAGTTGTGCAATGTCTGCCTGAGGCAAGTCAAAGTGAATCTCTTTGCCAGGCAAGTCAGGATTGAAATCAGGGACTGTAGGTATGATATCAGGGTCACTATAATAGTAAGTTGTCTTACCTTTTGTATTCTCATCGTAGATGATTACTTTCTTGTCGTCAGGAAAGAAAAGTGTAGGTGTCTCAAACAATGAGAGTGCTCCTAGAAACAGTGGCAAGTCATAGATTGCCATGTTTACAGGGATGTATTCTTTAATATCAGTAAAAGAAATAATATTCTTGTTTACCGAGATAGTGTCAATAAAGTTTCCTGACTTAATAAGAATAGACTTATTAATAGTTGAAAAATTCTTAAGGAAGGAAACGGTTTGCTTACTAAGTTTTACTGTCTTAGGTGCTTCTTGCATAATTAATAATCTTGTGCTGCAAAGTTTACTGCTGCGTAATTGGCGTGAGTCTTTGTGTGAAAGTGCATGAGTAATAACCCATAGTGTAGCACCTTTAGAAGGTCTTGTCTAGCACTTCCTTTCTTGTCATAACGTGAAGCATACTTTAGAATGTTACTTCTACAGAATGCTTCAGCGTCACCACATGCTTCAATCAAATCGAGAGTTTGGATACTATCATCACCTGATGAATAGTGCAATCCGTATGTCGAGGAGACATACTGTGTTAACTCCTCGATAAATTCTTTTTCTCTATACTTCATAATATCAGTCTGCTAAGATATTGTCAAGGTCGACTTCACCATCTATCTTATCATACAATTCAAGGAATGATGCTTTTGTTTCGTCATCGAAACGATTGAGACATACTTTGATTGCCTTCAAGCGGTTACCCCAGATACTGAATGCACGAATGATGTGGACAAGACGACGTGTAGAAATGATTTCATCAACACCACCATCTTTGAATGTCTTACGAATCATGTCTGCCCATGCAACAAGATTTTTGATGAATGCATCGTCACAGCAGTCCAACTCCTTGCAGTAGTTGTGAAGCATCTTCACCTCAGTCTTAGGAGAAGGATACTCTTGCTCGAAAGTTACAGGGAATCTCTCAAGGAATGCTTCGTTGAGGACATTTGTGCCGATGAAACGACCATCTTCACTACCCTTACCTTTTGTGTTAGCAGTAGCGATGACATTGAATCCTTGAGCAGGAGTTACTTGCACACCTGTTTTCTTAAGGTAAACACCTTTACCTTCTAGGATAGATTGTAGACATAGAATCTTGTTAGATGCAAGGTCAATCTCGTCAAGAAGTAGGACTGCACCTCTTTGGAGTGCTTCGATTACAGGACCGTTGTGCCATACTGTCTCTCCATTGACAAGACGGAAACCTCCAATCAAATCATCTTCATCAGTCTCAACTGTAATGTTGACACGAATCAAGTCACGTCCTAGTGCTGCACATGCTTGCTCTACACCGAAAGTCTTACCGTTACCTGACATACCTGTGATGAATGCAGGGTAGAAAATCTTGGACTGAATAATTTTCTTGATGTCAGAGTAGTTACCGAAGGGCACATAGTTTGCATCCTTGGATGGCACAAGTGATTGTGTTGTAACTTCTGACACTTGAGTCTCGAGTTGCTCACGCACTTCTGCTACAGTGAGATTCCACTTGCCAATGCCAGTCTTGTATGACTTCAAGCGTTTTTTGATTGTAGCGTAGGAGCAACCGAAGTGGTCAGCAGCTTGTAGCAGTTGCTGTGTGTTTACTTGCTCTCCAAATTTGTTAGCAAGATAGTCTCTTGCATCGTCTGTGGTCATTGCGACTGGCTCGAAAGGCATAATTGTTTCTCTGATGTGTATACTTAAATTATACTACACTCAGAGCATCTGTGAAGCTTAACCATGACGGTTTTCTATCTGGCACACGCAGGTAGTTGTCCTTAACCCAAGGTTTACTTGCAACATATCTACGATATGCAGTGATGGTGTCTATGGTGTCATCATATTTGAATACGTCAGGCATCGCACGTGCGAATGGAGTATGTTTATCTGGGCAACCGTATGAATATAGTAATCCTGCTAATGTTATACTTCTCTCACATGAGTGTGTCTTTCCGTATCTATATGTATACTCGTTACACAAAGAAATACCATGCTGAATTAACCACTGGATATTGTGGTCGGATTCTGCAACCCATTTTGTACATGGGTGATTGCGGAAAGCACCCTTATCTGTTTTGTAAGGAGTGCCATCCGCTTTGAATACGTGACCTATATTATGATACCAACTACTGTATACAATACTGAGCATTTGACAACACTCTAGTGGCATCTTGACGATGTGTTTGTCAGGCAGT